GCAAGCAATTTATAGAAATATTCTGGATTTACGAGTGCTGATCTTCCTTCCTGTGGAATATTCCGCTCGTCCATTGTTCTCGCGATCAACAGCAGACCATCCACAAGGCCGTCACCAGTAGCCGCGATGTCCGCAGCATCTTCAGTTGACGCGCCCAGCTGATCTACTACGTCCAAAGACCCAGCAATAGCTGACCGAATGATCGCTTTATCCATGTGGTTGGCTAATGCCGTACCAATTTCAGCCGAATAAATACTACGAACATCATAATGATTCATTGCTTCATCAATGTTGGCGATGAACGAACTGGCAACCAAAAGGTTGTCAATGTGAATCACACGCTCTGAGTGGCTGGTGGCTGTCCCCAGAATCTCGTCCCCTGGGGTATGATAAGCAGCGGTCGTTGTGCCAGTCATCGGGAATTGAGCTGACTTCCCAGATGTAATAGAGCGAACCGTTGTTAGTGGAAGTGTGACGTTCCTATCGTGGAAGGATTGCAAGACCTCCCCGCTGAATTGCTTCAGCATAAGTGCAAAATTATCGGACCCACCATAGTTAAGACCAAGGCGGGATTCTGTCATATTAGACATTGTAAAATCCTTTCAGAATTTATTGCTACATCAAAACTTGGCATTTAAGCATCAGTCTCATGCAACACTTCAGTCTGTCCAGTTATCCGACGCATCGGGCTGCGCTTACAGTGTTAGAGATTTGTCACTATCATTAACCAAAAACTACAGACTCGAAACAGCGAGTCTATTCTGTACTTCCTGCCGAAAAGCAGGATCTTTCTTATATTCGGGCTTTCCCATATCGGCTGTGACTTGCGCCCAGCTCTGATACCCACTTGTACCTGCGGTGGCCGCTGCTGACCCTTGGGCTAACCTTGGGGTAGTGCCAACATCACTGAGATACTGAGCATGAAGCCCCTTAACCATCAGCTTTGCGGTGTCCATATCACTGGCGGCAATAGCTGAATCATACGATGCAATATCCGACTCGGACATTGTGGACTTAGCCCAATCAATCATCGCTTCATATGCTTCCTGCCCACCCACTTCTGAATAGATTGATTGCTGGGCCTGTGCGACAAGAGCTTTCTGTCCATCAACATAAGCACGAGAGATGTCCTCTGGTATTCCGAAGTCCTTCGTTAGCCGCTCTAAAGACTCTGGAGACAAGTCACCTGTGTCATAGAACTCAGTTGAAAACTCTTCCATAGCCTCGGTTGAAATCAGACCTTCGGGAATCTCTTCTGGCGTTGCCTCTTCGGGTTCACCAGCATCTGTTTCATCTGAGGTACTACCTAACTTGGACTCCAACTCAGTGTAAGCCTGGGCCATATCAGATGCTGAAGCAAACTTCTCTGGAAGCCACTCAGGACGTTCCCCTTCTTCTGCACTCTCCACCACAGGCTCTGGGGCATCGGGACCAGGTATCTCTGAACTAATCTCAACTCTTTCAGACATTTTATGCTTCCTTTTCTGATTCAGCGTCTATCTGCTGAGTCTCTCTGAACTGCTTATCAGCGATGTCCATGACTTTAGGACCAAATTGGTTCATCGCAGCCATCTGCTGCTGCTGCTGGGCTTCCATCATCAACTCTTCTTCTGTCCGAATAAGCCCTTGAGTATCTATACCAAGTGCAGTCGCTCTGCGCTTAATATACTCGCTCATATTGACAAATTTCCCAATAGCTTCTGGCCCAACAGTCTGTGCCATGCCTTGAAGGAAGAAATCCAGACGATTTAAGTCTCCCCCACGAGCTAAGGCTTCAATCCCTGTGATGATCGTAGGAGTAATGAACTTATTCGGGAGCTTCGGTAGCTTCTTAGCCTTCTGTAGACGGTGCATGATTCGATGCACCAGGGGAAGCTGAAGCTCCGCGCTAAGTAAACTAAAGGCTCCACCAAGCTGACGCTCAATGGACTGTGTGACCAATCTGATCTCTTCTGCTGTCACTCTCTCAGCTTGACGGATTGTACTCTCTGTCAAGAGGAAGGCGTAGGAGAGGCTATCAGTAATCGTAGCTGCTGTCTGAGCTGCAATGCTGAGATCTTGTGATTTCTGTGATTGTAGTACGCTGACATCGGCTGCGTTCCCCTCAACTATTGCACCATTGGGTGCTTGTGCGATTGTCCTTGCTCTGGTTGTCCCATTCGGGGATACCATGAACAGGATCTTACTGGCAGCGGCTGCTCCCTGAACGATAGCTTCAGTGAGGCCCTCCAGACTTCTCAAGTCTGCAAGGTGCATCTCCGTGAAACTGCGGCCATACGACTCACCTTCAACCGAATACATTCGCAGAGGCAGGTATGGGTTCTTGTCCGTTGGGAAAACTCCACGGCTTCCAGGAACCTCCATGTCACCTACGACCTGGTAAACCTCCATCTTCTTCTCGGAGATTCGATGGATGCAGGTGAACATATCAATGCTACTATCAGCATTTGGGGTCATACTACTGGCCTGACCACGGATCTCTTCAGGGAGTTGGTCAAGCTGAACAGCTTCTTTGGTGATGATATGTAGAGGTTTGCCCATGCTGTCACGCTGGACTACATAACGACTGAGAGGGAAGACTCTGATTCCACCCTCTGGAACGAAGTGAACAAGACAATTACCACCCACGATCAGGTGTTTTAGTATCTCGAACAGTCCTACTCGGATGTTCTGCGTCTCCACCTCCTTCATTATAGCGCGTTCAATATCCGATAAGCTGCGCTCTAACTCCGACTTCACATCAGGCAAACCTTCAACCTGCTTAAGTGCTGCATCGTCAAGGACTAAACGGAAGAATGGTGCGTTGGGAGGCAGTAGGCTCAGTAGCAACGCACTGGCGAGGTTATTGACACCTCTGGCCCCAATGCCCTGATAAGGAACAGAGAACTTTTTCCCTGCTGTTGATCCCTCATCAGGTATTAGGGCAGGTAGAGTCAATCGAGAGCAGTCTCTGGCCCTCGCCAAGAAGCTGTGCCGATTAGACTCTAACTTCGTATATAAGTTTTTCCCGATCATTAGCTCATAATCCTAAGACCGCCACCCGCATTAACTCTCGTTTGGTGGCTGCGACCTTTTTCTTTCCGCCTGCTTCGCTTCAGCCTTTTTCTTTTCCCTCGCTGCTCAAGCCAAGTCTGGTGCCTTTCCTTACCCCATTCCCCCATACCTGCGCCAGGGTTAGCTTTCATCCAACGGGTTGTAGGAATCTGACCAGTTCGAGCTGCTGGAATACACATATCTTTACCCCATAATCCTGAGACCACTAGTCGCAAATGTTGGTGTTTCGCGGGGGTCTTGGGTGAACAACCCCTTCCGCTTCTTGCGCGGGGCTTTGGATCTTGTTGTCCTTGTAGTCGAATGAAGAGGCGGTGGGGGCAGGGCTGCTGCCTTGGCTGCTGCCTTGACTGCTTCCGTTCGTTCCCGACGACGCTTATGCTCACCAGTAGTCGCTGTGAGTTCTTTGGCCCCCGTGGCCTTGCCTAAGAGCTTAATCGTTGGGCTGTAGAGAGGTCTGTAATTGTTAGGAAAACACATACGAATTAACTCATAATCCTGAGACCACTTGTTAGGAGACTCCGCGTTCCGCGACGGCGGCGCAATGACGGATTCTTTAACCTCTTCCGCGTTCCCGATATACTAACCTTCTCCGCTGTTTTCTCTGGCGGTGGTGGTAGCGGTGGCAAGGGTTTCGGGGGGTCAGGCATCTCTGGCGAACTAAAACACATATCAATCAAAGCTCCAAGAGGTTATCGTTCTGTTCGCGATATACTGAAGTAAGGTGTTCAACTACAGATCGCTGGCCGACCCTCACAAATATTTCACGCTCAGAATCATCTAAGGTAGGCGAGGTAAGAGGAAAAGCAGACTCCAACCAACGGATAATATCCAGAGGAATTGTTGGAGTATTCTCTAAAGGTTGGTCATAACTTGACTTCACAGACATTTTGGATCCCATAGCTTCACCTCTTGTGCCTTCGGATTGAACTCGTTGTACCTCAAAATACGAGCGACTCGGGCCTGAACCAAAGCATCATCTTCAGTTAGTCCTGCCTTCTCATAAGCAGCTACCACCAGGCTCCAATCATTTGATGTGAGGATCTTGTCTGCCGTCTTCGGCCCAATACGGGGACAACCAGAGTAACCGTCCACCGAGTCTCCACTCAATGCCTGAATCAGATGGTTCCTGTTAGCCTCCTCCTCAGAGATCTTCTGGATACCTTCATCTGGCCTGTTTGGGTTATACAGCTTACCTGGAACTGTACGCATATCCTTGTCCGCTGAGACTATGATTGTCTCATTGGACCTGTTGTCCCCCTCCACTGGGTGTGTTGCTAAGATCCCCATAACATCGTCAGCTTCCAACGTGTCATAACAGGCCGTCTTGTATGTAGCCGTCACATACCTCCGCAGCTCCGTATAAACGACAGGCTTCCTCTTGCCCTTCCTGTTAGCTTTATACGTTGGCAAGACATCTTTGCGCCAATTCATTCGACCAGTCAAGGTGACAATAGTTTTCTCAGCTTCAAGTAAAGATGCAACCTCTTCTAACCATACGTCAACTCTCTCCTTAGCCTCTGATGCGTCCCCGTGTAGAGTCCACCAGTCATCCCCCCAATCAAACACCTCCTCCACAGCGGCAGCCTCATGGTAGATTAGGATGTCCCCATCGATTAGTAATGTACGGGTTGGCTTTCTCATTCTTATCCTCCTGATGTAATCTTTGTGTTGAATAGTTAACCCTCTTCAAATCCCGTAGCCGCTTCTCAAGCCGCGCTCTCCTGACTGATTTAGGGGGGTACTTTGGGATGTCCAGCAGAGTGGTAGCTTGTTCTGCTTTCTCGTGCAGGAATGGTAGGACTGCATGAAGGCACTGTGTGGCACTATCCCCACTTGCATACCACTCGTAAGCAGTCCGCCATCTGCCCCTTCCTTCACGCTTTGTCCTGATGGTCCCACCAAAGCACTTCTGGAGGAGCTGCAAGGTGTATGGGTAGGTGTTTGTAACGCTGACGGTGACCGTCCTACACCACCGAAAGCACCCCTCGCCGTCCAGATAACCTGCTATGTATAGCAACCTAATGAGTTTCTGCCCAAGAATCTCCGATGGCGAACTCCCCGCCAAGTGTGCAGTGTAATTCCAATATTCCCCCAGCCGAAACGATGGCCTGGCAAGCGGCTTTCCCCACTTCATCTGAAACCTCTCTGGGGCAAGAGATTTGCAGCTCATCGTGAATCATTGCGACTTGACGAACTTGGTTCTCTGGTTCCCTGTCTAAATTTAAGGAGTGTAATGCTCGTCTTAGTTGAACGGTTGCAACCTTCATGGCAATAGCACCTGCGGATTGTAACAAAAGATTAAGAGCAGAGTGCTTTGATCGTACAGGTAGACGACGACCATCAAGCCCTGTTAAATAACCTTTAGTTGACACGGTATGATCTATCGCTGCCTTCAGTTTCTTGAAGGCTGGCATAGCTGACATGAACTTCTTCCGAAGCTGCTTGCCTTCCTTAACTCCACCGTTCACCAGGCTCCCAAGGTTCTGATCCCCTGAACCATATATGAGTGCGTAGATGAAAGTCTTAGCAGCATCTCTCGTAGGCAACCCAGCCGCCTTCTGATTTGCTGCGTGTGGATCACCAGTCGTTACCAGCTTCGCGTACTTCCCGCCATCTGCGAAAGCTAAGTAGTGAGCCAGCATCCGAAGCTCCAGACCTGAAGCATCACAGCCAACCAGTACATGGTTTGAATCAGGGATGAATAGCCCTCTGCATTCACGGCCATACGGGGAACTGATAGCTGGAACAGCACTCAGGTTAGGTCGGCTATGGGTACAACGCCCACTTACCGCTCCATTTGGATTGACTCTTCCGTAAATCCTGTCCCCCTCAACGGACTTCAGCCATGCCTCTCGACCTTCAGCTAACTGCCCAAGCCTCTTTGATACAGTCAAGTAGGTCACGAGAGTCTGCGCTTCCTCAAACTTCAGGGCGTTCAGAA